CAAACTTATTGATTCTATTAAACATATCTATGATAAATTAAAGTCTGATGAAGCGTTTGCTTTCTTTGAAGATATTCAGAAAAGCGAAATAGAATATCTAAAAGAAGAATACAATTTATCAGATCGTAATATTGAAGAGATACTTAATGAATACGCAGAAGACTTTAGAGATCGCAGTATTGTAAGTTATGTATATGATGATAGTGAAGAAGCTGGACGCGAAGAAGCTTGGCAGTTAGGATATGTCAAAGATGATGACCCAATTTCTTCTAAATATTTTGACTATGAGAAATTTGGAGAAGACTTAGTTGAGTATGATGAATGCTTCATGGAATTATGGGATGGAAGAGTTGTAAAGTTAAGTTATTAAAATTTAATTAAACAAAATGGAGATGATTTTATGGGATGGACTTCATATCATGCAGAATTCTATAAAAATAGAACTGTTGATCGTAAAAAAGAAATGGATAAACTTTGGACTCAGAAAGAAAGCGAAAAATATCCAGAGTTGAATGTTTTAAAATCCAGTATAGTTGGAAATGTGTATTATGCTGCGATTGAAGTAAAAAGAAATGAAATTGTAGAACAAGTAATCCCCATGGTTGTATTAACCTCAGTTAATATAAAGGATTATTTTAATTTTGCTTATAAAGAAATCGGATTATGTTATTATGATTGTCCAAAAGGAATTCTTGACCTTCTGACAGATACCGATAATGAACATGAATTAGAATGGCGTAAGGAATGTAAAAAACATTTAGAAAAGAAAAGAATGAAACTAACTAAAGGAACATTACCGGTTGGGTCTATTATTAAATTCAAAAGATGGGATAAAGAAGAAATTGTATTAGAAAAAATGAGACCGTCATATCAATTTAAGCGTCCTTGGTGGTATCGTGCAGATAATAATACATATTATTCTTCAAAATATATTCCAGATGAATTTGAAATAATAAAGAAAGGAGCCTGAAATTATGCCAAATCCAGAGAAGAAATTGATTGAAGTTACCGTAGAAAAACGACTTAGAGTATGCAAAGAGATTGAGGCTACAGAAGAAGAAATTGAATTTCTTAGACGAGGAGAAAATCCTTTTGAAAGTGAATTTAGTGACGAGGAGATGGAGCATGGCGATATTGAATGGGATTTTGCAGCCGCTGATGAATACGGTAGAACAATTATAGGTTGGGATTAATCAAATAGATTCTTGTATTAATGGAGGAGGATAAAAAAAACATGAAGATAGAAGAAAATAACATTCAGACATTTTGTGGAAAAGATCTTTTTAAATGGGAAAGCTGGGATGAGGTAGACACCGGGACATTACAGTTCTACGGAGTGGAATTCTGTATTGATTATTTGAAAAAATATAATGGAATGTGTGCGATTTTAAGTATAGAAGGGCAACTTGATATATTTTCGGAAGATGAATCTGGAAATCAGGTGCAGGAATGGTCCGGATTTGTAACAAAGATTCCAGGATTCTTAGAAGGAGAAAAAGTTTATAGAGTAGTTCATGAATATGACGATGAGTTTGGATTCCATGAGACAGAAACAATAACTGTTTGTGCGACAGAAGAGATGGCCGATGAAATTGTTGAAGAGAATAAAAAAGCCGGACTTGATGAAAATGAAAGTTATTGGACTTTGGTTGATGAATTGGAGGGATAAAAATATGCTTGATAACATTTGGTTATATGGATTTGATGGATTTAACGGTGTGAAGACAGTTGGTTTTGTCGTAGCTGATACAGATACAGAAGCCGAACATAAGGTTCTGCAAATGTATAATGATTTCGGAGCTGATGAATACGATTTGGATGATCTGATTGTATGGCAACCGAAAAATGATGATAACTATAGGGAAGATTATCCTGATGTAATGGAAATAGTTTATTAGAAAGAGGACTAATAATATGAGGATTACAGATAAAAGAACTGAGAAAAAAGAATATACATTTAAAGATGTAGCGCTCGGAAATGTATTCGAATATTCAGGAGATATTTATTTAAAGTTAGATACTTCTGATGTGAATCTTAATGCGTACAATCTTAATACACGCAGATTTGTAATATTATCAGACGGTATTGTGACGCCACTTGAAGCAGAACTCGTAATACGAGATACAAAAAACATGATTGGCCAGAATGACAAAACAGAACTTATTGGAGGTATTATTGATATCTTTGAAGATTTCTTAGATGATATCTCCGGAAGTGATTATGATTCTATTTCAGATTCATTAGAATCACTTCTACGAAGTTGGAAAGTAATTGAATAAGTGATTAAATTAAACGAGAACACACTCGGAATATACAAGATTAATACAATTTAATTGTGCTGCAATTAGGTCCTGGATGTTTGATCTGAATCCGGCCTATCGTCCGGATTAAGATCCTCCTTCCAGGAGAATCGCAGCTCGATATGATTCTGTTAAAGAAATGTGTCAAATTAATTGAGTATATTCAGACCGGAGTATAACGGAATGCAAATAAGATATTTAGGATTTAATTATGCAGGCTAAGGTAGATGTCCTCTTCAGGAAACATGCTGGGTATCCCCAGCACTTTCCTGAAGATTACATCTCCGGTAACCTGCACAATATGAAACAATTATAGAAATATACCGTAAGTATTGAGTTTGCATAATTTGGATGGAGCATACCAAGTATAAGCAAGATATATATAATTTAATGAAGCGGTACATGACGATGAACTCAATTCTGTCAGATATCTCTGAAGAAATGAGTCATCGCATTCCGCCTAATATTGATCCATTAAAGAAATATGCCACATATATAGAGCTTATACAAAAAATCACAAGACAGTGAAATATTAACAAAGCATTTTAACTTTTAATCATGGAAGCAAATATTGGAGGAAGCTGCCGGACTTATCATTCCGGCTGCTACCTCCCTTGCTTCCATAATATGAAACAATTATAGAAATGTCTTAAAAATGTTGAGTTAATATAGATGATCACAAGACAGTGAATATTAACAAGGTATTTAAAATTTAATAAGAAGGTGATGAACTGGAGGAAATCCAGCCCCTAACGGAGCTGGCTATCCTCCGGATAACCTTCATATATGAAACCATTAAAGGAATGTCTCAGAAATACAGAGTTAATATAAAAAATAAAATGAAAGGAAGTAGATAAAATGAGTATTTATGGAGATTTCTTATCCAATTTTATCAGTGAAACCAAAAGATGGAAAGTTGATTTAAAGAATAAAACATTAATTTGTGAAGACAAAAAGTATATAGAATCTTCTATGTATGATATTCGTCACGATTTAATTGTTATTGACGGAATTAACTTTGACACATCAAGAAAGGAGTGCAATGAAATATGTTTGGAGATCATTGAAAATCTGTATCACAAATATAAATATTCAATTCCAAGTGAAAGGAGTGAGAAGTACAGACAAAGAGAATATTTTCGTGCATTAAAGCCAGACGAAATGACAGACGAACAATTAGTTATTGGTGAAGATCGAAATTATGCAAGAGCTGCGCTTGAAGCATTCATTCTTTGTGCTTCTCTGGCAGGATATTTGACTTGGGATGAAGAGCAGATGGGCAGCCATTGGTTTTATCAGGGAAAAGATAAAGATTTAATTATACTGAAAAAGTGGATTAAGTGTTAGGAGGTGATCATATTGACAATAAAACAGTTAATTAAACAATGGAGAAATTATTGAACAGGATTTTTAATGTGAGAAAGGATAAATATTAGAAATGATTAGAATTTATATAAGTACACCTGATATTGAAACACTTCATGATATTGAAGACCAGCTTGAAGACGCTGGCATTGATTATGAATATGACAGCGGAGATCGTCTTATTGTTGATAATGAAGACGTAGATACAGCTATCGAAATAATTGAAGATTGTGGTGGAGATCCAGAAATTATTTAAATTAAAAGGAGAATGTAGATTATGAATTGGAATTATGGTGGAAGTATCCCTGAATTATATAAGGAAGTAGAAATTCTTTTAAAAGACGGAACTACAAGAAAAGACATGATGATTAAAGGTAAATATGGTTATGAATGGCGTAATTATTCATATTTTGATGTACTTGGTTGGAGAGAAATCACAGAAAATAAAACAAATACAAAGGAGAATAAAACTATGAAAAAATCAAGAGAGAACAGAATGGAAGCATTAAAGGCAGCAAACATTGAAACAGGAAAATACTTCAGCGTAACATTACCGGAAGGTTTAAAACCTGGCAGCACAATTAATGTAACAATCAGTGAAGATGGAAGTCCTGTTATTGTAAGTCCAGAGAAGAAAAGAAATTCAGAAGAGGAATCTTTCTTATCTCAGATTTATGAAGATGGATATGTAAGAAATACCCGTCTTCATAGAAGATGGGTTATGGCACAGATGTTTAGAATGCTGAATTATAAGAGTATTTATACAGGTAAATCTGGATATGATGCGTATTTAAATGATCACTATGGATATCAGTATCAGTTTGAAATGATGTTAGAAGAAATCCGAGTGTTAGCTGAACTACAGGATAGAGATACAAAAGCTTTTAATGAAAGAGCAAGATTCTTTATTCCGGATGTTGTTTCTGCTACCTGCAATGATTATATAAATAAACTTGAGACTTTTGTTAATAAACTTCCGGTACATAAATGTAAAGGTGTTCCGTATAAGAAAGTTTTTGGTAGAAATATATTTGTTGAAGATCTTAATAAATATGTATATTGGCCACAGAAAAGCAACTTTGCAGATGTAAAACGAGTAGTTATTAATATTAGGAATCACTCAAGGTTTTCATATAAAGATTTATATAAAGTTTTAAGGAAGTTCTGTGCCAACATGTATAGGCTGCCAAATGAAACCCCTAAATGTAAAGAATGGAAAGATGCATTTAAGGGAGAAGGTTCTTATTATACATTGATGAATCTGATCAAGTTTCATGGTTGTAGAGTTCCTGGCGTTAAAGGCAATATGATGTCATTGAGAGATTCTCTTGTAAATGTAGAAGATGCAGTATGGAAGTATAGAGGTTCATATTACAAATTGTTTGCTTACATGAAATATGTTATTGAAGCAAATGATTTTGATTTTAATAAAAGGATGAAAGAACTGTATCCTAAAAAATCTGCATAAATCGAAAATATGTTCGATTAAATATTGACCTCGGCCTCTCAATATGGTATAACAATAATATCAAATCAGAACAAACGTTCGTATATTGGGAGGCTGGGATAACATGAAGAAGATAAGCGTAATTATTATACATAGCAATAAGAGAGCAGAGGTGATAGAGTGTTCGAATATTAGTGATGCGACAGAATATATGAAACAGCGATACGTAGATGAAATTCGAAAAGCACCGTTTTATGACTATGAGCATTCATTTATATCTAGGAGTTTTAAGTATGCTCAGGTATCTGCTGGTGTATTCGGAATAAAAATGTGGATCTGCTGCAATAGCAGATATTATAAGCGAAAGGCAGGTAAATGGAATGAAAAACGTAAAAGATACAAAAGAAGCAAAAACAAGAGTAGTTTTGATTAATAAAATAATTGATAGAGCAGAAGAGCTGGGAATTATGTATAGTTCCCGGCTCAGTCATTCTATGGATATTAATTATGCAGCGCAGGCATTTGATATTGATTTAAAGGCTTGGTTGGATTCTACTGATAATGATTTTATTCATGATTACGTTGGAATCTATAAAAATATTGATCGTGATGCAATTTCTTCAAAACATTTTGCCAGTAAAAATGATTTTGGAATATTTGTTCCACGATTTGCAAAAAACGAAAATAATTTAATCAAAGATTGTTATGAATCATATAAAGATCTATTAAAATTAGAAAAGAAAATTCATGAATCTGCAGTTTTATTTCAGACAGCAGCTCTTACTTTGGCAGAAATGCAACAAAAATATGAAGACGGAATTGAGGTAAAACGCCAGGGAGATGATGCTGATGATGAGATCTTATGTCCGGAATGCGGATATTCATTAGCCAGAAATGATGAAGAAGAAGAATTACGGCCTAAACATTGTCCAGAATGTGGAACAAAGCTGATCTATTAGAAAGAGAGGATGATAGTCAAATGGCAGATCTAACACATTTATTTGAGGTAGGACAAATAGTAAAATGCAGGCTTGATGGAGATACACATACAGGTACGGTAAAGGAAACGTATACAGATCATATTATTGTAGATATCCCAGATGTATCAGATCATTGTTGGTTTGAGAGTGGGTTTAACATTGGTGACGTTCAACCGGTATATGAGATTCTTAATGGAGGAAAGATATTATGACACATTGTTGGCTATGCGGGGCAAGTGAAATTAAGTTACCTAATTCAAAATATACTTATTATGGCAAGATATTAGGGAAAAGAGTACAGAAAACAATTCGAGTTTGTGATTGCTGCAGTGCTATGCGATCTGATGAAGATATAAGAGAAGAAGTTGCGGAAATATTCGGATGGGATTATAACGAGGATGATTAATTATGAAGACTAAATATGCTATTTACAAAGGTTCTGTGGGATTATATGCAAAAGAGTACTTTGACAAGATTGATCCTGAGCTATTTAATGATCGTGGAGTGCTGGGCTGGCGAAAAATAAAAGAAGAGGATCTCCCGATAGTGGTAAATAATGCCGGAGGGAGATGTCCGTTTTATCCAGTAGAGGATAATTTTGAGGAGATTATTGAGGTGGAAGAGGATCAAGAGCCGCTTACAAGAGAACAGTGTTTTCCTAAAAATTCTACAGAGTTTGAGTTTGGGTGGATTTCTCCTGAAGGAGACACATATAACACAGGCTTTGAGGGACATTATAGGGCGGCTATAATGATTTGTGCTGAGTTGGGTTATAGAGGTTGTCTGGCGGAGTTACAGCTTGAGGAGAGGGGTTGGATTAAAATATCCAAAAACCACCATATGTTCCAGAAATGTACAAGAAGCAAATTTTTGCAAATGATTTGAGAGTGACAAAGAAACAGGCTGATACTCTGATTGACTTAGGGTTCAGCTCTGATAAATATTTTAAGCTTCTGGTGGAAATAAATGAGGAAAGATGGTAGAAATGGAATTGAAAGACTGATTTTATGGAATGGAAGTGGATTTTACTAAGTTGAAATTCGACTTTCATTTTGTGAGAAAGATGGTGTTACAAATGGCAAAAGTAAAAGATACAGGGTATAGAATGATTATAGAAAATCATGGTGGAAGATGGATGTTTGTAAATGACGATATTTACAGTTTTATGAAATGTTCAAATTGTAAAGATCAGATTTTAATTAAAGATGTTGAAGGATATTGCCCTAATTGCGGAGTAAAATTAGAAGGAGTGGGAGATTAATATGGAAAAAATTAAAGCAAGGCGTGTGGATTTAGAATCTGGACGTATGGATTTTGATCATTTTACTGTTATTAAGTTATCAAATAATTATTTTGCGGTATTCGATGGATATGGTAAAGAAGTTACAAGTGGAAAATCATTGAATAGCGCAGCTAAAAAGGCAAAATTATTAGAAATTGGATTTAACGTAGGCAAAGATTACTATCATTAATAAGCTGAAATCCAGCTTTTAAAGAAAGGATCATATCATGAAGTATACAAAATTTAAAGATATACCACAATTTACCAGAGATGGAAATTATCAATGTGATGTAAATATTAACAGAGTTCCTAGATGGATAAAAGAGATGGAAGAAGAGATGAATTTGCAACTTAATCCAAATTTCCAGAGAGGACATGTATGGACGGAAGAACAGCAAATTGCGTGGTTGGAGTTCTTTCTTAAAGGTGGTAAAAGCGGAAATATTATATACTTTAATTGTCCATCATGGTATTGGTTAGTTCCAGATGGAGCATACAATGAGTTTGTATGTGTAGATGGATTGCAAAGATTGACTGCCATTTGCAGATTTATTAATAATGAAATTAAAGTGTTTGGATCATATTTCAATGAATATACGGATTTGGCTATACTGAATAGACACCCTATAAAATTCAACGTAAATGATCTGAAGACAGAACGAGAAGTATTACAATGGTATGTTGATATGAACGCTGGTGGAACCCCACATACAACGGAAGAGATTGAACGTGTTAAGAAACTTATTGATGATTTGGAATAGCTGTCAATAATTTTGTTGTGAGGAGAAATTTTATGTATGATCGTAACGAAATTAAAGAAATAATTGACGAAATTGCGTTTCTAAAAAAATATGTTATGATGAATATGAACGGGAAATTATAAATTTTTGATTGGATGTGAAAAGATGATTAGAGTAACAGGAGAAACACAGAAATCTGAAATTGCTTATGCAATTCAAAAATATAACAAATCTACTATTTATTCTTATGGTGACTTCTGCCCAAGTTATCTGGATACTTATATGACGTATGATATAGAGTGCGATCCTATAAGTTTCTGTAGGTTCGTAATGGAAAATTTAGAAGAAAAAGTAAGAGATAACGAAGGACTACCTATTCCAATGATTGTGATTTATACAAATTTAGATGATTTGGTTAAGATTACCGTCATTGAAAATTATATAAAAGAAATGGAAAATAAAAAATTAGTAGGAAATGTAGTATTTATGACACGATAAATCAGACATTTCATGGTATATATTGGAGATAAAAAATGAATAAGGCGATATGTATTAGAGATTATAATGGATCAGGAATCCATAGCAGCTCAATTATATAATGAAATGTATGAGAGTATTGTAGATATTAGAATTGAGTGAGGTAACTTATGGGTGGAATAATAAAAGCGAATTATATAGATTCAAAATCTGGACGTGTGGAATTTGATAATTTTAGTATAAAAAAAAGAAGTGATAATTATTTTGTGGTTTTAGATGAATTTGGGTATGAAATAACTAGCGGTAAATCACTTTTGGACGCTGCTAAGAAAGCAAAATTATTACAAATAGGATATAATTTAGCAATAGATCGTTATACAAGTGGAGGTATTAATTATGGCAAGAAAATCTGAAAATATTATGCTAAATATAGTAGTTATTAACTGTGATGGGAAAATATATCGAATATGAATGGGACTCAAAGGAATCCTTTATCAAAGACATGGAAAGTGACAATGAAAACATTCCTATGTTGGATGATGTTTTGGCAGAAGTAAATACAGATGATGATAGTTTACATTCATGGTGGAGAGATACGGATGGAATGACTGTTGATGATCTTGTGAATGAATGTAAAAAAGAACTTTTAGAGAGGTGAAAATATGAGTTATTACAGTAGCCCAAAGAAATATGAAAATGCAACAGGAAAAAGATTTACAACAGATTGCCCCAGTATTCACAGAACTGGAAGTATAAGAGGAATGGTTAAATTAGGTTATTGGTCAAAAGATTCTGATAAAGTCAGGAATGGAAATTATATCTACCAACAGCCTTGAATAAATGTTTTTCAGAGAGGTATGAAATTATGAGAAGTATTTCAAGTGCGATAATCAGTTTTGTGATTTTTTACATAGGACTATGTTTTCCAAAAAAGGAAATAAAACAGCATATGATTAGGGGTAGCATACTTTGTTTATCTTGTGTAATATTGATAGTTTCATTTATATTGATGATTTTGGGACTTTGATGAAATGATGATTTCAGGATTGGAGATATTATGAATAACGAAAAATTTCATGTGATAATAACAAGGAACTATCTTACAAGTTATGGAAATGAAGAAGTAGCGTTTAATAAAGGTGATAGAGTATTTGGTTATAAAAATGATATTTTTGAATATAAAGGAGAAAAATATTTTCTTGCACATGATGAAAAATTTAGTATTCCAATAGGATTTTTGCCAATTTGCGTAACAAATTATGGAATTGATTTCCATTGAATTTAATAGATACGATTATGGATTTATGTAAAGAATATTAAAGAGGTGGCTAAAAGCTGCCTCTTTTTATTGCAAGAATATAATACGATAACAATATAATAATATAGGAGCTGATAAAATGAAAGCAGTAAGAGAAAAATTTTTAACAGTAGTGGAGGCTGAGAAAGTAACCGGAGTTCATTATACTGTAAAACACTCAGGGAAAATGGAAGGAATGCAGAGTTTATCAACTAGCTGCTTATGTAATAAATACTGCAAGAATCGATCAAACAATTCTGAACTTGTATGTTCACATTGTTATGCACAAAGACAAATGAAGATGTATAAGAATTTGAATGCATGCTTAGAGCGAAATACAGAGATTTTAACTGGCAAAATATTAAAGGAGGCAGAGATCCCGGTGATCAATGCTTCTTTTTTTAGATTTGAGAGTTTTGGTGATTTAATTAATGTTACACAAGTGATTAATTATTTTCATATCTGTAAAAAGAATAAACATGTGCACTTTGCCTTATGGACAAAGAATCCTTGGATTATCGAAGAAGCGTTAGATGCCAGCGAAAGAAAGCCAAGTAACTTACAGGTTATATATAGTAGCCCTTGCATTAATGATCAGGCCGATCCTGGATATGATTTTATTGATAAGATCTTTACAGTATATGATAAAAACTATATCAGTGCACATGATGTAAGCATTAATTGCGGGGCAAAGAGCTGCCTTACATGCCATAAATGTTATGTAAGAAGTAAAACAAAATATATTAATGAAAAACTGAAATAAAAATTTAATTAAACATAATGAACGGAATATTGAAAACGAAAATAAGGAGTGATATAATGAAAACAGCAATTGGTTATAAACTTTTTAGAGTATCTAAATGGTATCCAGGAAAATTATTTCCTTTATATGTAAATGCAAATACAAATATTCCAATTGGAGAATGGATCAACGCAGAACCAGGAGAAAGATTAGAAAATGGGAAGGTGAAGAGTAAGCTGGGACCATTAAGATATCGTCCTGGTTTTCATATTAACGACATAGCGCCATATGTTTCTCATATAGGACAAAAGGTAAATGGTAAGATAACTTATATGCGTCCGGATACTGTATGGGCGGAAGTTGAATATCAGATTGATGTTGATTATTGTGAAGAAGCAAAAGCAAATGGAACTTCTAAATCTGGAAAATTTAATTATATAAAGGCCGACTTAGATTATATTCCAGAGCATGGATTTTACCGGTATAAAACATCTCCTGTGATGACTGGAGAATGGATTATTGCAGGAGAAATGAAAGTGATTAGAGTATTATCTGATCAGGAGGTAAAAGAAATTTGTGATGCAGCAGGATCAAACTATCTTCCAAGAAGAGAAACTATTGATTTATCAGAACTTGGATTTGCTGCATAGGGAGGAGAGTTTAGATGTCCAGAAAAAGATGGAGTGTTACATCAATCTTTGTGTGTCCGGAATGTGGACTTGAGTTCCCTATCCCAAGGAACCATGGAAAGCAAAGGGAGAAAGGTCATATTAAAGATTTATATTGCCCAACCTGCAATAAAGTGCAGAAGTTTAGAGAATATACATATAAGCAGTGTTATAAAACATTAGACGGACAAGTGATTGAGGTGTAAAGATGGATATTAAAGAATTCTTACTTATTCAAGACTTAAAAAAACAGTATTTAGAACAATATAAAAATTCAATTCAAAGAGGATCTTATGATTATTACTTATATCATGATCAAAACAACGAAGATACTATTCTATGGTCTATTATTCTTTCACCGGTATTATTTTTATTTTCCTCATCTTGCATGGGCGGTATTTTTATTGTGTCTGGGGTATGGGTATTTTGTGCTTTGTGTTGTTTTATTAGAAATAAAGCAATGGATTTAGATGCGGATATTATATATAAAAGAGATATATGTTTTAGAAAATATTTGGAAGATAAAAATTTAATTAAGCAGATGGGGTGCGATAAAAATGAATAATAACCGATTAAAAAAAATATTAAACATAATAACTTCGATGAATAATATTGAAGAAGAACTTAATGATGTATTAAATGAAGAGCAAGAGTATTATGATAATATGCCAGAAAATTTGCAGTATTCTAGTAGAGGAGAACGTGCTGAGAATGCAATTGATAATTTAGAAGAATCGATAGAATCTTTGCATTCTTCAATAGAATATTTAAATGAAATAGAATAGGGAGGAAAACATAATGGATGGAATATCTGAATATAATCAACAATATAGCAATAAAATCAATCATCTTATTAAAGAAAATGATATTTTAAAAGATTTTTATCATTATATATCGTATTCTGCTTCAATTTCAACTTGTTATACGTATCTGTCATATATTTCTAAGTTTTTAAATAATATAAATAAACCGGTTGAAAAGTTGTCATTTTCTGATTTTAACTCGTTTATGTCAAAGTTTAGTACTGGTAATCAAAAATATACATCATCATATCGTATAGTTATTTATCAGTCACTAAAAAAGTTTGGAGATTATTTAGTTGCCGCTGAAATAATCTCTAATAATCCAATGGAAAAAATTCCACGCCCATCATTAAAAGAATCTCAGGAAACAATTATGAAGAGAGAAGCTGGATATTTGGATTATAATTCTGGAGAAATTAAACAATATATAGAAAATGTATTAAATGAACACGGGGATAGTTCATGGAAAGTTAGAAATTTGTCAATTATAATGATATTTATTAGCACTGGGATCAGAGCGTCTGCGTTATATAAACTTGATGTATCAAGTATTGATTTTGAAGATGGTACTTTAATTACTACAGAAAAAGAATCAAAAGTAGTTAAAAAACGATTATCTAAACAAGTATTGGAATATCTTTCTTTGTGGATTATCGAACGAGAGAAAATACTAAATGAAACGCAAGAGGATGCTCTTTTTATCTCTAATCAAAAAAGAAGAATAAGTAATCATGCTGTGTCAAATATAATTAAAAAATATTGTTATAATATCAATGGGAAAATGTTAAGTCCACATAAACTACGTGCTACGTATGGAACATATTTGTATGATCAAACAAAAGACATTTATTTTGTTCAACAATGTATGGGACATTCTATGCCAAAAGTAACAGAGAAATATATTCGAGGAGTAAAAAACAAACATGAAACTCAATCGGAAGCGCTTATGGAAAATTTACTATCAAAAATATAGACAAAATTAACTTTTTGTGTTATAGTTTAAGAAAAGAGGTGAGAAGATGAATGTTAATAGAAATATTTTAGAAAACTATTTATCTGAAAAGTTCTTTAATATCTTAATTCATAAGGATGATGAACTAAAAATTTATAATTATGCATATGATAAATATAATTATCCGAAAGGTATCTTTTCAGATTTCCTGTCAGGAAGAAGAAGCATTGAAGAGGCAAATGACTACACACTTTTTGTAATTACAGATAGTATATTAAATGCTACCGATAAAAAATATCATAAAAAGATATCAGATTTTTTTACGGATAGAGAAATAAGTAAATACAGTGAGATTCAATATGAAGAACCAAATAAGATTGAGTTTCCTTTGGTATTCAATATGATTCAAGTAAGCGATGATCAATGGATAGGATCTTTAAGTGCAGATACATTTTGTGCTTTACAAGAATCAGGGTTGATTAATTATAATCCTATTACACAACGTGCTATGACTAAAGTAACGCGTGACGACAATGAACTGTACCGTATTACATTGAATAAAAACGCAGTGAAAGAAATAACTGCAGATATGCTTGAGCATATTTATGTCCCGGACACAATTACTTTGAATATTCCGAAAGACGATGTATATGCAGATTTTCATTATGACGAGCAATCATGTCAACTGGTTATTGATTCTATAGAAGCATTTGATATAAATGATGGATATCATAGATATGTATCAATGTTTCGAGCTAAAAGTGAAAATCCAAATTTTAATTATCCAATGGAACTAAGAATCACTAACTTTGACATTGATAAATCTCGCCGTATGATATATCAGTATGATCAGAAGACAAAAATGAGTAAACAGTTAAGTGACACATATAATTCATATGCAGCTCAAAATAAGGTAGTCCAGCGTATCAATGAAAGCAGTATGTGTAATCTGCAAGGAGAAATAAAAATAGGCGGCCTTATTGATTCAACAACATTGTCGGAATGTATTAAGAGATTATATTTCAGCAAAAGACAAGGTGATTCTCCGGAACAACGAAAAGAAATTATTAGAGTATCAAAGGAGCTTATTGAAGATTTTAATATACTCACAGAAGAAGATGAAAAGTACCTCGAAAAAAAATATTCAAAGAAAGAAATTATGATTCTTGCTATTCTGTTTAATTATTATGATGGAAAAAGTAAAATATCTATGATTAAGAATTATAAAGATTTTCTTATTGATGATGCGAAACACGAAGAAAAGGTAATATATGACTTTTCAAGGAACTTTAGTAGAATAAGAAAAAAATTGATTTCTTTTTTAGAGGAGAGAATGTAAATGTATAATGAGGACAGGAAACAAAGGTTTTATGAATTTAAGTTAAAAACTGTTGAAAGTGTTACTCCTCTTGTTCCTAGATTTAAGAGGGTTGCGCCCTTTGAACATATGTACCAAAAGGATTTATGTGATTTTAATTTAAACGAAATTACAGAAATGTATAAGTTGTTTAAATTTACATCATTAGAATCTATTCTTGTAGTAAATAATACTCTTACACAATATACAGACTGGTGTATTAAGGAGCATCTAGTATTAAATGGACAAAATATCTATGCAACTATTACACCTGATATGCTGGCCGCATTATTAAATAAAACATTATTGAATCATCAAATTGTGTCAAGAGATACAATTCTAACATGGATTGAAGCATTAAAGAATCCTAGAGATCGTTTTATGATTTTAAGTATTTTTGAATATGGTAAGTCTAAAGATTTTGAAAATACGATCCGGGCAAGAATAGATGATATTGATGCAGAAAATCATACGATGAAATTATATTCCGGAAGAGTTGTAAATATAAGTGATGCATTAATTTTAACTGCGCAACAGAGTAATTTAACAATAGAGTTAATGTATCCGTATGGTCCCAAATCTAAACTTATGGATGACGGAACAATTATAAAAAGGTCTCATATCGTAAAAGATGACCCGCATTGTCTTGGAAGACAAATGTATAATTCGTTGGCTGCAGCATTGAAGTCTATAGACATATCATATATGACAGCTGAAAAGATTAATATCTCTGGACAAATTAATATGGTAAATGAATTAATCCAGAAATATAATTCTAATAAAAGTAAAATCTTATATGACATTGAAACACGGTCTATGATTGAAAATCAATATGGAATAAAAATTAATAGACCTTTATATTTCTTAAAAAAATATGGTGACTATTTAATATAGTCGCCATATTTATATAAAGTAACAAGTTAAATTAACTTTTGTAAAGTAGAATGACAACGAGGAACGATGAAATGGTTAGAGAATTTGTAAAAGACACAAACAAAATAGCTCAGAAAATTGATATTATGTTCGAAAAAGCAGCGTATGATAATAAAACCGTTGCAGCACATTTTTCTGTAGGAGAGAAAGAATCTGCGATAGTATCTCATATGCAGTTAAATCCACTCAATATTACAGTAAGCGATAATATCATTACTCTGGAAGAGGGATCCGCAGAGCATTATATTGATATTTCTCAGTTTGATTCAGTCAAATGTGATGACGAGTGTATTAACGATATTGTAGATGCAACAATTGATATGGTGTGTGATCATTGGTCAGTACATTTTGATATTTTGACAATTTAATTATACATAATAGAGGAGAAAAACATGATAAATATTGAAGAAATGAAAGCATTAGTTGAAAAACTTAATCATTACAGAGATACCTATTATAATAATTCCAAAAGTATTATTACAGATCATCAATATGATGATCTTTGTGATCAGTTAGAGAAAATGGAGGAAGAAACAGGTATTATTTTAAGTAATTCTCCAGTCCATAGTATAGGATACGAAGTGAAGAGCAAATTAGAAAAAGTTGAGCATTCACATTCAATGATGTCACTAGATAAAACGAAAGAAGTACCGGAATTACAGAGATTTATTGGAGATAAGGATGCTTTGTTAACGTGTAAAATGGACGGATTAACAATACTTTTGACTTACGAAGATGGAGAATTGGTCCAGGCTGAAACCCGTGGAAATGGTACGGTAGGAGAGATTATTACTCATAACGCAAAAGTATTCGAAAATATTCCTATGCATATTAATTTGAAAGGACATGTTGAAATTGAAGGGGAAGCAATTATTACATATAAAGATTTCAAGATAATTAATAATTTAATTAAACAAAACGATAATAAATATAAAAACCCACGAAATCTTGCTTCAGGATCAGTGAGACAATTGGACAATAAGATAGCAGCTGATCGGCATGTTCGTTTCATAGCATGGAAAGTACCTGCCGGTATGGATGAGTTGCCATTAATGTCAGCAAGATTTGAAAGGGCAAAAGAATTGGGGTTCGATATTGTACCTTATATTCGGATATATAAAGGACAACAATCATTAGAAGAGGTAATTAATTTGCTTAAAGAGAAAGCATCGCATTTATCATATCCAATTGACGGCCTTGTTGCTGTATATAATGATATTGCTTATGGACTATCCCTCGGTACAACAGATAAATATCCGCGTCATTCTTTGGCATTTAAGTTCTATGATGATGAGTATGAGACAGTTTTAACTGACATAGAATGGACTATGGGAAAATCTGGACAACTTACGCCGACAGCTGTATTTGAGCCAGTTGAAATTGACGGAACTTCTGTAAGCAGAGCAAGTTTGCATAATGTAAGTATCTTTAAAGGATTTGATTTACATAAAGGCGATACTGTAGCGGTATATAAGGCAAACCAGATAATTCCGCAGATTTCTCAAAATATGACAAGAGGTTATAATACCGGTGAGAAATTTACAATACCAAAAGTATGCCCTATTTGCGGGGAACCGACATCCATTGTAAAAGAGAACGATTCTGAAGTATTGATGTGCATGAATGTTCAGTGTAAAGGAAAATTGCTTGGAGAACTTAATGCTTTTGTAGGGAAGAAAGCTCATGATATTAATGGATTGTCTGAAGCTACATTACAGTTATTGATTGATACTGGGCTTGTGACATCGCCTATTGACTTATATTACTTAAAGGATCATTCTGCAGAACTGTCCAGATTACCTCGAATGGGAGCGAAGAAAATTGCGAATATTTTAGATTCTATTGATTCCAGTAGGAATACTACTCTGGAAAAATTTATTGTGGGATTAAATATTCCGTTGATTGGTAGCAGAGCCGCAAAGGATATTTCTAAATATGAAGAGATAAGGACCAGAGAATTGGGGGAGATCCATTCTCATACAACTTTTATTAAAGATGCTGCCGATGAATTTGATTTTACCTGTATTGAAGGATTAGGGACGGAGCGAAATATTTCTATCCATAGATATTTTAAGGAAAATTATGATTACGTTATTGCTTTGGCAGAACAATTCGTATTTTCGAAGCTTAATAATGATAAAATTTCTTCAGAAAATAATTCATTATCCGGAAAGAAATTCTGTATCACTGGGAAGTTACAGATTTTTGCTAACCGAGATGAACTTGTGGCGGATATAGAATCAAAAGGAGGGAAAGTTGTGTCTGGAGTTACAAAGACAACTGATTATCTAATTACCAATGATAAAAACAGCGGATCTAGTAAAAATAAGAAAGCTTCTGAGTTAAATATTCCTATTATCAGTGAAGAAGAATACAAAAACAAATTAAATTAACTTTTACTATTGACAAATATGGTTATAAGTGATATAGTTGGTTCATCGAAACAAATTAAATTAACTCAAATGGAAAGGCACAAGAAATGGTATGTTACTATTTAAAAGGAACAAATGGAGAGTATATTGCAAGAGATCCCACTGGAAAGATTAAGTTAGTATCTGATCTTGCTGATGCACTTTTAGTTCCGGAAGTCGAAAAGAAAAAAATTAAGGCAATTCAAGCAAACAATATCCCAGATATATTAAAAAAATTTGGGCCATATGAAATATGTGAGACTAATTCTAATGGGGTAGAAGCAATCACTACAGATAATATAGTTGATGAAATCATCAGTAGTATAAATACATTTTCGAGTAAGATGAATGAGATTACTGATTACTCAAAAGAGCTTAGTTCCATTATCTCGTATACTGATTCACAAATTTCAGACATCCTGCATTATATTGAATTTCATAAGTTTTCTGCGGCAGAAGGATATAAGTTGTGCAAAAAGTTGCAAGAGATTTGCGATAGACGAAGAGAAGCTAAAAACAAGATGCAAATTATAAACACAATGAAAACTCAATCATGTGCAAGTGTTTTATCTGGAAATGCTACTAAAAGAATAGAAAAAATTGTTCCAGATAAAAAGTATACTCCAAGAGTATTTGATGAATTGTTCAAAAAGAACCAGTCTCGAATAAGAAAAGAAAAATCAGTGAAAATAAAAATTTAATTAAACAATAAGGAGATAAAAACATGTTTAAAAATTTTGTAAATGCAATCCAGAAAAACTTACAGCAGATGTCTAAAGATTCTTCAAGATTATTCACAGTAAATGTGGATACTGATAAACTTTACAATTTATATCTGGATTCGTTCCCGGCAGGTACAAATGAAATTTATAGAGAAAGAAGAGAATATGACTGTAGTTGCTGCAGACATTTTATTAGAGATGTTGGTAATGTTGTGTCTATTAAAAATGGTGAGTTACATACCATTTGGGGCATTGATCCAGTATCAGAAGATAAATATAATGTAGTTGCAGCCGCACTTGATGCTTATGTAAAGCAGAAAGCGATATCAGGAGTTTTCTTCAAAAAAGAGAAACGAATTGGTACTCCTGAAAATAGAGAAATGCTCCCGACAGGAAAAATTAATAAATATGAGCATTTCTTTGTAGATCTGCCAGAAATTTGTATCTTTGAGGAATATTATGGACATACACTTGAGGGTGATTTGAGTCAGTTTAGAGATATTCGAAATGTATTTAAACGTTCTCTTGATGAAATTAGTAAAGAAGCTGTAGATACAGTGCTTGAATTAATTGCTCAAAATTCTTTATATAAAGGCGCCGAATGGAAAAGGCAGCTTACTGAATTTAAGAATTATCAGAAAGAATATGGAAAGCTTACGGATAAACAGAAAGAACTTTGGACATGGGAGAAGTCAATTACTGCAGGTGCCGTTATCGGCAAAATTCGTAATCATAGCATCGGAACATTGTTGGTGAATATTAGCGAAGGAATGGATCTTGACCTTGCCGTTAGAAAATATGAGCAGATTGTTGCTCCTACTAATTATAAGCGTCCAAACGCAATCTTCACTAAGAAAATGCTAGAAGATGCAAAGAAAACTATTGCAGAACTTGGCTATATGGATTCTTTACAGAGAAGGTTCGCTACTTTGGATGATATTACGGTGAATAATATCCTGTTCTCAAATAAGGATGCGGCGAAAAGAATTGCAGGTGCTATGGATTTATTTGATGAAATGGAACAGGACGCTGCGATTGATCCAAAACGTTTCTCTAAGGTAGAGGAAATAAGTGTAGAGGATTTCATTAAAAATGTCTTGCCGGTAGCAAAAGAACTGGAAGTATATCTGGAGAATAAACATATTCAAAATATGGTATCTTTGATTGCTCCAGAAGTTGCTGATGCGAAAACAATGTTTAAATGGAACAACGGAATGTCTTGGGCATATACTGGTAATATTACAGATTCAGATATTAAAGAAAATGTAAAAGCTGCTGGTGGATCAGTTACAGGTGTTGTAAGATTCTCTATTCAGTGGAACGATAAAGATGGAAGAGATAATTCTGATCTTGACGCACATTGTATTGAACCAAAAGGTGGAGAGCATATTTATTTCGGCCATAGAAAAGCACGATCCGGTGGAGAATTAGATGTTGATATTACTCATCCAGTTGAACAGTGCAGAAATAGTAATGGAGTTGCTGTTGAAAATATTACATTTCCATCTAAAGAACGTATGATTCCTGGTACATATGGATTTTATGTTAATCAGTTTTCATACAGAGGTTCTCAAGGATTTAAAGCTGAGATTGAAGTAAACGGAGAAATTCATTCCTACGAATACAATAAACCAGTAAGAGGAAATGTACAGGTTGCAGAAGTGATCCTTGATCAGGCAGGAAATTTCAAAGTAGTGGACAAACTTTCAGGAAATTGTGCAACAATCAGTAAAGATGTATGGGGAATTAAAACTCTGCAGTTTACACCGGTATCTGTTGTCTGCTATTCACCAAACTATTGGGATGAACAGAAAGGAATTGGTCATCAGCACTTATTCTTTATGCTGAAAGACTGCATCAATCCAGAAGAACCGAATGGATATTACAATGAATTCTTGAAACCGGAACTTGAGCAGCATCGAAGAGTATTTGAAGCGCTTGGAGCGAAGGCACATGTAAAAGATGTTGATGATCAGCTTTCTGGAGTAGGATTCTCCCTTACAAAGAGAAATGATTTGATTATCAAGGTAAAGGGTGCTACAGAGCGAGTATTAAAAGTAAAGTTTTAATATAATAATTTAATTATACAAAGAAGGGAGAAAGTTATGAAATTTAAAGAAGCATTTGAAGAGATGAAATCAGGAATTCCAGTAAAACTCCCGTCATGGGCGGGTTATTGGTGGTGGGATGAAGAATCCCAAACAATCCTTATGTACACAAAAGATGGTGGCTGTCTGGATATAAGAGAAACACAGAATGTGGAGTATACGCTTCAGAATATTCTTTCTGATGAGTGGATTTATGCGAATGGCCAGAACTGCCCGATCCTTGGCGGAGAAGCAACATTCTCATTTGGAGAAGCGATTAAGTACCTGAAAAAAGGTATGAAAGTAGCGAGAAAAGGATGGAATGGAAAGAAACAGTACATTCAGCTTGCTACTGGGATTTCTTATAAGACTGCCGATAATGAGATTGTAAATTGTGAGCATGATGCAATCGGAAATAAAGCCATTGCTTTTATTGGAACATCTGGCGTACAGATGGGATGGCTTGCATCTCAAGCGGATATGTTAGCAGAGGATTGGATTTTTGCAGAATCATAATTTAATTAAAGGAGAAAATAAAATGGAACTTACAAATATTTTTGAAGCAGCAACAAGATACAAATACAGATTTCCGTTCAAAGGAATGATTTCAGTAGAGGACTTATGGGATTTAAAATTGCAGGATCTGGACTCAGTATTCAAATTGTTAAATAAAGAGAAAAAACAGAGTGATGAAGAGAGTCTGTTACAGGTTAAATCTGAAGCTGATCAGGAGTTGGAAAATAAAATTCAGATTGTAAAGTTTATCGTGCAGGTAAAACAGGCAGAAGCCGCAGAGAGACTGGCTGCAAAAGATAAGAAAGAGCGCAATCAGAAGATTATGAGAATCATTGAGAGAAAGCAGAACGAAGCTCTGGAAGGCAAGAGTCTTGAAGAACTGACAGCCATGTTAGAGGAGTAATACATGGGAATACTCGGAGATATTGCGGCATTTCTGTTTATGGTGATTGTGATATTGATTTTACTGCTAATTCTGTGTTTTATATGTACTGCGGTATTAGCTGTAATTGTAGAAGCTATATACGAGGAAACCGGAAAATTAGAAGCTTTGTATAATATTTTGAGAGATCTTCTTTAAGGGAAATAAAATGAAAACATTTACAAAAAGAATTCTTTTACTTGCTTCGATACTCCTTATTTGGAATATTACAGCAAAACACGTAAATCCCTTGTTCGTTCCGGAACCAGTTACGGTATTTGATGATCTGATAGGCATGATACATACAGGACAGTTGATTAAAGCAATTGAATATTCGTTTCTAAGAATAACTGCTGCTACATTTATATCTGGAGCAATAGCATTTCCTATAGCGATTCTGGTTTATAATTCCAGAATTGCTAAGGATATTCTTAATCCGATAATCAGTGTTATGCGATATATTCCGGTAACTGCATTTTATCCATTGCTTATTATGTGGTTCGGGATAGACGAATTGATGAAAATTGTATTTTTGTTTATTGCAACATTCGTATATATGATGCCATCAGTTGTATTATGTCTTGAAGAGGTAAATAGTGATCTAATAGACACCGGACTTACAATTGGAATGAGTAAATTACAAACGATATGGAGAATTCAGATTCCGGCATCATTGCCAGGAGTATTAAATAGCTACATCATGATGTATGGAATTGGATTTACATATATTGCAGTAGCTGAAACAATAAATGCTAAATATGGACTTGGATATATAATCCAGCAATCATCCTCCAGAGGAAGAACAGATTTAGTATTTATGGCAATCATTGTGATCATGATCATCAGTGTTATATTTGATTATGTATCTAAATGGTTAGTAAGGAAAATTTTTAAGTGGAGGTATATAAATGATTGAGATTCATGATTTATACACAGGATACAGTAGAGATAAACCACTTTTATCTGGGTTTAATTACAATTTTGATAATAAGATCTACGGGATCCTTGGAGAATCTGGATGTGGCAAGACAACTTTGCTAAGGACGGTTGCAGGATTGCTCAAACCGTTATCTGGAGAAATTATCATAGATAATAATCCAGCCACAAAAGCAAGTAAAAATGAAGTATATATGATGCATCAGAATTATACTTCTTTTGATTGGTTAAATTGTCTTGACAATGTACTAATTGCTAAAAAAGTTAAAGGCCATGTAGAGCTAGAAGATATAGAAGCAGCTAAGAAAATGCTTTATTTAGTTGGTTTGAATGGAAACGAAAATAAATATCCTAAGCAACTATCTGGAGGCATGAAACAACGGCTTGCGTTGGCCAGGACATTATTTGCAAAGCCAAAGATTCTTTTAATGGATGAACCATTGTCAGCACTGGATGCTGAGACCCGAAGTAATATGCAATTGTTAATTATGGATTTGCATAGGTTACTTGATAATACTGTAATCATGGTCACGCACAGCGAATCAGAAGCAAAGAGAATGTGTGATGAAATATTGAAATTTTAGGAAGGAAATATAATGGGAATTTTAAAAAATTTATTCGTAGAAGAAGTACCGGATGAGATGTCTGATCTTCCAGATGTAGATACTGATTTTGATACAATGGGTACTAACGCAGAGCTTGATTCAGTCAACACTGACACTTTGATTGATGATATTTACAGCCAGAATGATCTGGCAGATAGAACACAGTCAATTTTTAAAGTGGAAGAGTTAATAAAATCATTTCCTAAAGAAATGACAACAGAAACAAAAAGAAATTCAGTGTTGGCAACACTTGGTGTGTTTGGCTTGACAGTGACTGATGTTGAGGCAGACGGAGAAAAAAGAGTCGATGTTTTAAGCGACATTCTATCAAAGATTATTTGTGATTCTGAAGCTGTTGTTGCTGAAAAAGAAAATGCTATTGAAGAACACAAAATGGAAATCGAGCGTCTGGAAAAGGAAATTGCTGATCAGAGGGCTGAAACAAAAACATCTGATGAAACTATCACTGCTGAAATTGATAGAATTAAAAATTTAATTAACTTTACTGTTGGAGGAAACGCATAATGGAACTTGGTAAACTAATTTTTATTGTTGCGGTGGTTATTATTGTATTGATACTGATCCTGTTTCCGGAAGCAAGAAAATTATTGTCTGGATTTACTAGATTATTTATCAAAGATATGGCAACCACGCCAGAAGGAGCAGAGGCCATTTACGAAGAAAAAATTGACCAGGCTCAGGAATCTTATAATAAAGCGGATAATGCGTATAAAATTGCTGCCGGAAAACTGAGCAATGCACAAAAAGATCTTGATAGGAAAAGGAAAAGACTTATTAATGTTGAAGCAGAGTGTGAATCTTTGGTTAAAACTAATCAGATCGAGCTTGCACAGTTAAAGGCAGAGGAAAGAGAAGAGATTCTTTCAGATATACGCAGAGTTACCGGTTTAGTGAATGCCTATAAAGAAGCTACGGCTGCTGCAAAAGAAACGCAGGAAAGATGTGAAAAGAATCTTAGAAGTCTAAAGCGTGAAAGTAAAGAAGTTGTAGAGAATATGAAGGTAAAGAAGCAGCTTCAGGAAGTCTATGATGATATGGATGAATTGAAAAATGTCACTGCAACAGATAAATTACTTGATTCTGTTCGAGATAAAAACAGAGACCTGGATGCCATTGTGGAAGGATCTAAAGTAGTACACAATAATAAAATGTCTACTAAACTTGAAAAGGCAGAAGCAGAAGCAAAAAAGAATAACAGCAATGATTATCTTAACAGTTTGAAAAAGAAATATAATAAATAAGGAGTAGTAAAATGAAGAAAGCAAAAAGATTTAGATTAACTAAAGCAGCAAAAATTCTGATTATGGTTCTGATTGTAGCTTTAATTGGTGGAGGTATCTTCGCAGGTGTACAGACAGGCGTGATTCAGACAAAAAAAGATAAATCTACTACATCAGAAACGGTCGCTAAAACAGAAACCACTTCAGATAATGAGGATGTGGATAAGAAAAACATTGTAAAACAGACTGAGACAAAAAAGGATAAGCCGAAAACCACAGATGATAATGCTATTAATGTGTCATTAGATGAATGGATTGGTTGGAAATCAATTATCGATGCTAATGGCGGCTTAACAACTCAGTCAGGTTCCATCTATGATAAGCTTGGCATTAAAGTAAATATTAATATTATCAATGACGCAACACAGTCAAGTAATGCACTTATCAAAGGCGATCTGAATGCAGCCGGTTATACAATCAATAGAACTGCGTTTTTATCTAAGAAATTCACTGATGCCGGAAAAGAAGTGGTAATGCCGTATATTACAAATTACTCAAATGGTGGCGATGGTATTATTGCGAAGTCTTCTATTCAGAATGTAAATGATCTTGTAAATGCTAAAATTGGTGTACCAGAATTCTCTGAAGCTCAAACACTTGTAGTATGGTTTGTAAACAATTCTGATCTTTCTAATAAAGACAAAGCCAAAATTATTGATAATCTTGTATTGTTCTCAACAGCAGACGATGCAGCAAAAGCATTTTTCGCTGGACAGATTGATGTCGCAGCAACCTGGGAACCATACCTGACTCAGGCAAAGAATATGACAGACGCACATGTATTATTTAGTACTGCAAGTTCTTCAAATCTTGTTATGGATGGAATTCTGTTTGATAAGAAATTTGCAGAAGCACATGCAGATGTCGTAGAGAAGTTTATCCAGGGATCTCTGGAGGCAGCAGATGTGTACAGTACAGAATTTGATGCAATCCGTGAAGTAATGCCTATGTTCAATACTGCATCAGATGAAGATATTGTATCAAATACTGAGTCTGCAAAACTGACAACATGGAAAGATAATTCAAATCTATTAAATGGAACTGCAAAGACAATTTATTCAGATATGTGTAACGTATGGACTTCAATTGGTGAGTCTGTAAATGCTGATCTTGTTAATAGTATTTTTGATGATACATATATTAATGCTATTTCGGATAAATTTAGTGTAACGGAAGTATCTAATACAAATACTGTAAAGGTTACAAAGGATAATAAAAAGGAAATTCAGGATACAGAGGCTCTTCTTAGTGGACGTGCATCTGTAACATTTATCAAGAATACAGCGAAGTTTTCTGATTCTGCTGCTGCGTCTGAAGAATTGAATAAGTTTATTGATATTGCAAAAGTACTTGACGGTGCAATCATTGAAATCGCAGGTAATACTGACCCTAATCCAGACTCTGATCCGGAAGATGAATACAATAAAAAACTTTCTCAGCAGAGAGCAGAAGCTGTTAAGAACTACTTTGTGATGAATGGAATTTCTAACGGACGTATTGTAGTAGTTGGAAATGGATCCAGCAATCCTGTTGTTGATAATGACACTGATGAACATCGCGCAATGAATAGACGTACTGATGTATCATTTAAGATCATTGAGTAAGGAGTAATTATGGTTGCTTTAAATATAGGAACATTTGTTGCATGTCTTGTGCTTGCTTTTCTGGCAGGTATTCTGGTTGCAAAAATTAAATTAAAGAAATAAAGGAGAAAATTATGGGATTTACGTTATTTGGAGAAAAATATAAATATGAAGTAGACAGTATTAATATTGGTTTTTTTTGTCCGGATGGGACATTATCAATAGTTTTAAAGCTTAAAGACGGTACATATAAATCAATTGATGTCAATCTTGGAGTAGAAAAATATAAGTCATTTTGTGAAGAAAATAACATTACAAGAAGCGTTCCAGTTCTTATTACACAAGAACATATTGATAAATTAGATAAAGAAATGAAACCTAAGTATAAATGGAGAGAATGGAAAGAAAATTGCGCTTTTTTTATAAATCCATTTTCTTGTAAAAAAGAGTTCTTAGTATATAAGATTAGAACTAATGGTAAGAGAGTGCAGGTAGAATTCGAAGGTGTAAAAGCTATGGCATCTTGTAATATTGAAGCAGGAGATCAATTTAATTATGAGTTTGGTAGAAAACTGGCAGAACGAAGATTGATTGTGAAGTTAATTGAGAAATTTGTAAATAATACAAGTAAAATTGACAAAACAAATTAAATTAACTTTGCGTGTTGACAAACGCAATTTGATATGCTATACTAAATACATAGTCAATGATGACAACAGCACAGAGGAGTGAAAACTCCCTGTGCTAAATAAAAAGAAGAAAGAAATTTAATTATACAAACAATGAATGTAGCGGTATGATGAAATTGGTTATACATAATAGACTTTGACTCTATTGAGCAGTAGCTCGTGTGGGTTCGAATCCCACTACCGCCGTTTGGCAAGTATTTTATACAAATATACTCCAGCCGAATTGCAGAAATTACTTGATACTTCAAATGGTTATTGTGATTTATTGAGAAAAGTTGGGTTAAATGGACATGGTTCTAATCCTGAGACATTAAAAAAGATTATTAAAGAATATAATTTGGACATTACACAAAATTCTATTAATAGATCGAATTTATATAAAACATGTGCTAAAAAAGCACATACTAAAAATTCATATAAATTAGAAGATATTATTAATGGAAAACATCCGAATTATCAATCATCGATGTTATTAAAAAGATTAGTTAATGAAGGGTATAAAGAATACAAATGTGAAATTTGCGGGATAACAAAATGGAATAACAAACATATATCGTTAGTTTTGCATCATATAAATGGTAAGCATGCAGACAATAATATATCAAATTTGCAAATTTTATGCCCAAATTGTCATTCTCAAACGGATAATTATTCTGGAAAAGCTCATCGAAAAGAAAAGAATAGTGAGGTATGTACTAGCAATAATATAAGAAAAAAGGAGAAATTATTGAAGCTTCCTCCTATTTCAAGAGAAGAATTAAAGAGTAAAATAAGAAATAATTCATTTACAAGTATAGCTAAAGAGTATGGCGTATCAGATAATACCATAAGAAAATGGTGTAAAAAGTATTTGTTACCAAGTCAAAAGTATGTAATTAATTCTTACACTGACCAGCAGTGGGAAGAAATATAATTTAATTATACAAAAAGGAGATAAAAATGAGCAAAATTATTAGTACAGGTTCCACTTTTAGAATCTATGGAGATGATCTTGTAACACATAATCAGCTACCGGCACAAATTTATTCAATCAGATGTTCAAAGATGACAGGATTTTATTTAGAAAAGCATGCTGATATTGAAATCAATGAAGATAAAATATACGGTGTGCATATGGAGAAGGTAAATAAAGTATTAAATGCTTTTCCAAACTTTAATAAAAACCTTGGTGTGATCTTATCTGGAGCAAAAGGAATTGGAAAGTCTTTATTTTCTAAAATCCTTGCTGTAGAAGCTGTGAAAAAAGGGCTACCGGTAATTATTGTTGATACATATATCCCTGGTATTGCTAATTTTATTGAAGAAATCGAACAGGAAGTAATGGTAATGTTTGATGAGTTTGATAAAACATTTGGCGGTGTGAATCAATCAGATGGTATGGCTGATCCACAAACAGAACTGCTCACATTGTTTGATGGATTGGCTCAAGGAAAAAAGTTATATGTTATTACTTGTAATAATCTTAATACTCTCAGTGATTATTTGGTAAATAGACCTGGGAGATTTCATTATCATTTTAGATTTGATTATCCGACAGATTCTGAAATTACAGAATATATGACAGATAAATTACATGAAGAATACTATGGAGAAATTAGTAAGGTAATTGCATTCTCTAAAAGAGTCAGCTTGAATTATGATTGTTTAAGAGCTATTGCATTTGAACTTAATACAGGGTTGAAATTTGAAGAAGCAATTAAAGACATGAATATTCTTCATATAAATAATACTACGTATATAACTACTTTGTATACTAAAGATGGAAAAAAAGATACAGAAGAAAGAAGCCTTGATTTATTTGATAAGACTACCAATCATAGTTTATATTTTGTGATAGATGGAAAATATTTCTATGCGAAATTTTCTGGAGTCGATGTAAGATATGATTTTAATAAACATATTGATTTTGTTGATGGAAAAGATATCGAAATTGTACCATATGATGATGATCTTACAGAAGAAGAAGAAAAAAAATACAAAAATATTAAAATTGATCATATCGTTTTTGTAAGAAAAGAATCAAAGGGACTTCATTATAATCTTGCTGCATAAAAATTTAATTAAACATTCCGGCTAGAAAAAAACTTTAGTATGTAGAAGTTCGGTTATAAACATACAGTTTTTTCATTTTTTTCTACCTCTTATAACTCGTTTGAAGCAGGTCTTACGAGTATAAATAAAATGTATAAGGGTAAGCCGGTAGTAACCTTATACAACAGGCGGATATGGCGGAATTGGCAGACGTAGAAGGCTCAAACCCTTTTGAGAAATCGTGTGGGTTCGAATCCCACTATCCGTATTCGGACTATTCTTACGGATTTACTTGATGGCCTAAATAGTAATGAGGAGAAACAAGTCCGAAAGGTTAACCTTTATATTGTGTATTGTCTATAGGACACTAAAGAAGATTGAAAAGTTGGTGGAATACTGGAACCCAGTGATGAGGAAGCTGCGGATGCGTTGGTTGTATGGTTTGGACGCGTTGAAAGGAAACATTTATATAGATGTGTTTTGTGCTAATGAGGTGAGCGGAGTGGGAAGGTTGTATGCATGTCTGCATTGTAGTTAGTATAAAACAAAGGTGTAATCACGATGTCAGTGAGGTAGAGGTGAGTGATGGGGCAACGGAATGGTGACGACTGTTCGTGTAGCTGACGCGATTACACAATAAGAACATTAAGTTTCATTTATGTTTAGTATGTTATGTTTGTATTGGTGGTCAAATTGACCGCCATATGGAAACTTAGCTCAGTTGGTAGAGCAACCGGCTCATAACCGGTTGGTCCTGGGTTCGAGTCCCAGAGTTTCCATTCGCCACAAAGTTGGGCGCGACTTTGCTTCATTTCAATACGAAAGAGCCGTTTCTGGTTACGTAAAATCAGATGGCGCTGGAAAGACAGTGACATTTTGAGATTGTTTCCAAAGTAGAAACGTACTAGCTTTAGAGAAAATGTAGGGAATTGAGCTGATCAAAGAACACATAATCCTGTTGTGACTGCAGCACGACAGGTCATGCATGAAAAGTGAATAAAAAGTGATAAGTAGCTCAGTTGGTGGAAGAGCGCACTACAAAAGTGAGGTCGGTGGTTCGAGTCCATCCTTATCATATCTGTAATGATGTCGCGCGGATCATTACAGAAGAAAATAGTAACTACTGAAATGTATATTTAAGGAGGCAGTAAACATGAGAAAATATGATTTATGTACTGGTGATATCGTTCTTTCTACAAAGGGAAGCTACGGTATTGTGCTAATCGGAACTAATGGAGATGATCAGATCAAATGGTATAGCAATAATAAAGGGCAGGCCATTGATAGATTTAGATCTTTTTCTATGATTAACGAAGATCTTACATTCAAGTATGATTTAGGCAACCGTATTATTAAAGTATGGAGAACGAAAGATAAGCATTATCTTGGTGATAAGGCAATTACAAGATATCATGGAGCAGAATATCATGGATTTGAATGTATATATGAGGAACTGATAAAAGAAGTAACTATGGCTGAAGTTGAAGAAAAGTTTGGCTGTAAAGTGAAAATTGTTAAGGAATAAAAATTTAATTATACAAACGCATATAAATGAGGAATAAGAAATAATATTTGAAGCACTGTATTAAAAGATCAGTGCATAGATGTCAGTGTGACAATAAACTGCAAAGTTATTCCACTTCGGAAAGCGAGGTGAAATGATGGAGCAGAAGAAATTTATGGATATTCAACGTCTGAAAGAAGGATATGCAGATGGATTTGTACCAGGTGACTTAATTGTTATCCAGGAAAAATTTGATGGATCCAATGCGGCAGCTAGATATGATGCAGAGACTGGCAGAATGGTAGCTTTTTCCAGAAGACAGACATTAGATCAAAACAATACATTAAATGGTTTTTATAATTATATACAGGAATTGAATCCTGAAGATTATAAAGACGTTCCAGATTATGTGATATTTGGAGAGTGGTCTGGAGCAAGAAACGCGATTATTTATTATCCGGAGAATACTAAGAAATGGTATGTATTCGATATTTATGACACAAAAGAAGAAAAATATCTTCTTCAGTCAGAAGTAAAAGAATTTGCAGAATCACATGGACTTACATATATCAATACATTTTATGTTGGACCATTTATTAGCTGGGAACATGTACAGAGCTTTATGGATCATCCGGGATATGGAGAGATTCAGGAAGGAATTGTAATTAAAAATCAAACAAGGCTAAATGATCCAAATAATAGATTACCATTTGTAGTGAAAATCGTTGGAGATAAATTTCACGAAGTTGCAAAAACGAATCATATAAAAAAGATCCAAGATCCACAGAAGCTGCAGGAACGAACAGAAGCACAAGAACTTGTTAAAACTGTAGTAACGCAGCGAAGAGTTGAAAAAGAATTATATAAGATGCGTGATGAAGGCATTATCCCAACTGAGTGGAGTGAGCAGGATATGAAAACTGTTGCAAGGAATCTTCCAAATAGAATCTATGCAGATTGCGTAAAAGAAGAACCGGAGACAGTGAGAGCGGCAGGTCAGTATTTTGGCAAGTTCTGTTCCGTTATTTCAATGAACTACGCAAGAGAAATTATTCTCGGTCCGACTGGAGCAAAGTAAGCGAAAGGAGGACGCATATGAGTGGTGATAAAGCATTTAGCAGATTATGTACATCTTGTAGAAAAAGATTTACATATATGCGATCAGAAACCATCTTTGATGATCATGGTTACGGGTATTCAACAAAACTTGTGAAATGCAAACATTGTGGGAAATTGAATGTGATTCGATATTTTGAAGATACTTCAATGAAATTAAACAACGATAGAAAATATTATGATTATGATATGTTAGGAGATAATAAGTAATGGCAAAACAGAAAGAAAAAAAGGTTTTAGATAAAAAAGGTTGGGTCCAGAGTTTTGAACTAATCGGAAAAGCATGTATTAATAAAGATTATACTTTTAAAATTGATGAACATTCCAAAAAAAGTGATTGGATTTATAATTCAGTCAATCTTAATGTAGATTGCGGAGAGAGATTTGGAAAGGTTGTATGTGAATTGATGGGCGGTTATGGAGCCGGACGCAATAACATCATCTATGTTCATGGAAAAGATGAAGATGGCGGAGATGATTTTGAAAACAGATATCAGATTGATTTTGATGATCGTTTTGATGAAGATATCTTAAAAGACATCGGAGAACTTTGTTTCATTAAAATTGGAATTGAAAAAGATATTAATGACAAGGTTGTTGTAAATAAATTCTTACATGCATATGATGCAATCAAATATTTATCAGAAAATCTTAAAGATGGAACCGAAATTAAAGTAAGAGGGCAGCTTAAATATACTGTATACGATGAACACATTCAAGTAAGAAAAGAAATTAACAGTATATATCTTCCAAAGGAAAAAGATAAATATAAAGCTGCGTTTACACAATCAATGCTTCTTGACAAGTATTCAATCGGAAAAGCAGATAAAGAAAAATGCGTATTCCCAATAACTGCATATATTCTTGAGAAGTTTAAAGAATATAACGGTAATGACTTAACTGAGGGTGGATCTGTAAAAGGTGGTAAGTTCGTTCCTCTCAGAAAGGCTTTTGAATATGAGTATGATCCAGAAGATGAAAAGTCTATTGGTCGTGCAGCAAAATTATTCAAAGTAAAGAAAGATATGACCTTGATTACTTGTGAAGGTGTATTTATTGAAGGTGGTGCAGTAGTCCAGACAACAGAAGACGATCTCCCAGATGATATCAAAGAGCTGGTTGAAATGGGGGCTTATACTCTGGAAGAAGCATTAACATTATGTACTGATAAGGTCGGTAAAGAACGTAGGATGTTATTAACTAGACCGGTAATTAAATTAGTTGGCGATGACAACAATAAAATTCCGCAGATTCAGAAATTTGATAATAAATATTCAGAAGATGATCTTGTCTTAGATTATTTAATTAAAAAAGACGAGGACGAAGATGAAGCGGTAGAAGAATCTGAGACCGAAACAACAGATCAGGATGATGAGATAGATTATGATGCCATGATCGATTCTATTCTTGATGCTTAATAAAAATTTAATTATACAGTACATGGAGGAAAATAAATACTATGGGATACGGAAAAAAGAATACAATTAAAATTGATCCACTTGCATACAACATTGGACTTATCGGAGAGTCTGGAATTGGAAAAACAACAATCGTCAAAGAGATGTGTGAGAAACTTGTAGGAGAAGACGGATATCGTTTTCTTGAATGCGGCAAAGAAGATGGTGCTGACGGTATTAATGGAATTAACTATTTGAACTGTCCGGAATGGTCAATGGATTACGATGAAGAGACAAACAGTATTGGATTTGAAGATTTTGTTGATGATGTCGTTGAGAATAAATCTACAGAATATCCGGATCTGAAAACAGTTGTTATTGATACATATGATCAGCTTGTAGAAATTGCAAAGCCAGAAGTCATTCGTATGCATAATGCGGAAAACCCTGAGAAACCTGTAAAATCTATCAAAGCAGCTTTTGGTGGTTATATGGCCGGAGAGGATAAGGCAACAGAAATTGTTCTGAATAAGTTATGGGAACTGAAATCGGTTGGTGTTCATTTCATTATTATTGGACACGTTAAGCAGCGTACACAAGATGATGTGACGACAGGACAG